TCATTGACCTACTTTCCTAAGGACCGCAGGCTTAACGGCTTTGCGGTCTTTCTATTTATCTTGAAATTGTGGTGGTGGTATGGCGAAACATTTAACCGATAGAGAAAAGAAAAAGATCATTGCGGATTATGCGGAATGTGGGAATTATTCGCAAGTTGCAAGAAAACACAAAGTATCTTTTGATACAGTTAAAAGAGTAGTGGTCAGCGATCCTGAAACCGTGAAAAAAGCGGAACAAAAAAAAGAGCAGAATACCGCTGATATTCTTGAGTTTATGGACAAGAAAAAAGATGATGTGTGCAGCATTATTTCCCTTTATCTTTCTGAGCTTCAAAACTCTGATAAACTTCAACGGGCAAGTATTCAGAGCATTGCTACATCGCTGGGCATCGTTATTGACAAATTTACAAAAGACGCGCAGAAACAGTCTGATACTTCCCTCTTTGAAGCCATAGCGAAAGCAGCTGGAGGGTTCAAAGTTGAGTAAAGAAATAGTGTGGGGGCAAAAGCAACAGAAGATTTTAAACGCTCCTTATTCTCATTGCTTAGAAGTTAATGAGGGGACGCCGAGGTCAGGAAAAACAACCGTCAGCGTTTCCCGCTTTGCTTGGTATCTTTGGAACACCCCGGACCTAAACCATATGGTTTTAGCATATAACCAAGAACAAGCTTTTAAGCTGGTAATGGACTGTGACGGCTTCGGACTGCTTCATATTTTTAACGGAATTTCCAGAATGAAGCATGATGATTTTGGAGATCATCTGGAAATCGAGACGATGAAAGGAATAAAACGCGTTTACTACAAAGGTGCCGGTAAAGCGGACAGCCATAAATCATTCACCGGAATGTCTTTAGGAAGCGTATACTTCTGCGAAATCAATCTTCTGCATATCGACGCAATACAGGAAGCTTTCCGCCGCACTTACGCCTCCAGGATAAGATGGCATATCGCTGATTTAAACCCTCCTGCTCCCAGCCACCCAGTAATCTCTGAGGTGTTCAACATACAGGACACCAAATGGACACACTGGACCATAGACGACAATCCCATTATTACCCCGGAAAGAAAGGAAGAAATCCGAAAAACCTGTTTAAAGAATCCCTATTTATACAAACGCGACTGGCTCGGAGAGCGGTGTATCCCGCAAGGGGTTATTTATTCCATGTTTGACCCGCAGCGCCATATCCTCAGTTATATTCCGGACAGCGAAAGCAAAATCGAAATGTATTTCGCTGGTGACGGTGGCCTCTCGGACGCTACTTCGATTGGCTGCTACGTGGTGACCCGCACCATGCAGAACCAGTTTAAACTATACCGTGTTGCTGGGTGGTATTATTCCGGGGCGGATATTGGAGTTACAAAAGCAATGTCGGTACAGGCCCGTGAAATCTGCGGCAGCTTTATCCCCTACTGCCGCCAGCTTACGGGTATGAGGGAATCCAGTATTAAGATAGATCCAGCCTGCAAAGCATTGCGCGCTGAATTTGATCTGCTCGGTTATTATACAGACCGCGCGGATAACAATGCCAGGGACATTAAGGGCGCCAGAAAAGGGATTGAGGTTGGTATTGAATATCTGCAAAGCAGTATTTCAGACGGGCGCTTCTATCTCGTTGAAAACGACAGGTTTGGGCATCTGGATTTTTTAAAGGAGATCGGAATGTATTGCGTAGATAACAACGGCAATCCCGTTGACGCATACAATCACGCGATGGACGAAACCCGTTATGCTCATAATTACTTCTATAAAAACTATGTTATATAAGGCGGTGAGCCAATGCTGGAAAAACTAAAAGAGAGGGTGAAAAACTGGATGCAGAAAACCGGAGCTGAAACAGGCTTGTCAAAAGAATTCAAAGATATCTTCGAGGTTGGAGGCGTACCTGCTTTCAATCAATTTTACTATTTCGGTATTTTTATCTGGAAGTATTTGTACAAAGGATTTTACAGCCCTTGGCACAGGATACTGGCTCCTACCATTGAAAATCCGAGAAACCGGCGCAACCTGGAAAGAATGGACGTCGCAAAAGCTGTAAGCTCTGAACTAGCCGGCCTGATCTGGAGCGAACAATGTGAGGTGCATGTTAGTCAATCGGACAGTGAGGAACAGCCGCTGGAAGAGTTTGTCCATGATGTTTTAACAAAAAACGGATTTTGGACAAAAATGCAGGAACATATTGAACAGGTGCTCGCATTAGGCGGCGGCGCTATTAAGGCATGGTACGAGGTTAAACGGGACAGCGCGGGAAATGAAATCCCCGAAAGCGGAGGGATACGGCTGGGTTTCTGCATGGCGGATCAGTTCGTCCCTACTGCCTGGGATAACGCCCAGGTTACGGACGGCGTATTTATCAGCCGTGAGGCAAAGGACGGCTATTATTATACCCGGTTGGAATGGCATAAATGGGACGGGTTAACCTACTATATAAGCAATGAGGCGTTTCGCACTGAATATAAGCAGCCGAATCCAGGAATGACGGAATCACAGGATATTCTAGGATTTCGCTACCCCCTTAATGAGATTTATCCGTTTCTGAACGAAAACACCTCTATGCAGGGATTAACCACTTCCCTATTCGCTTATTACCGAACCGCTGTTGCCAATAACATTGATGATAACTCTCCCCTTGGCGTATCGATTTACGCAAACGCTCTTTCGACCCTCAAGGCGTTAGATATTTGTTACGACAGCTTTATTCGGGAGTTCCGTCTTGGTAAAAAAAGAATTATCGTTCCAGCTCAATGTATCCGGACGGTAATCGACCCGCAAACCGGAGAAATGCGGCGCTATTTTGACGCCTCTGACGAAGCCTATGAAGCGCTCTCCACGGATAGTCCTGATTCTTTAAAAATACAGGACAACAGCATTGAACTGCGTGTTGACGAACACGAGAGAGCGATAAACGCTTTCTTGTCTATTTTGTGCTTACAGGTTGGATTTTCCGCCGGTACCTTCACCTTTGACAGAGCGACAGGCTTAAAAACCGCTACCGAAGTGATCAGCGAAAACAGCAAGACCTATAAGACTATCAAAGGCCACCAGCTGCAAGTCAAGACGGCAATCGCCAAAATCATTGACGCCATTGTCCAGATCGCTTCCCTCTATGACATGAAGTGGAACGGGTACAGCATTAAAGCGCTGGCTTCACAGGGCTGGGAAACCAAGGTTGTTTTTGACGATTCTATTCTTCAGGACCGGCAGACCAACATCAACGAGGGAATCTTGCTGATAGGCAACGGCCTTATGAGCAAGAAGCGTTTTATGGTGGAAAAGCTGGGATATACCGAGGAGGAGGCTGTGCAGGAGCTGATGGAAATCGAAAAGGAATCCTCTATATCCGCGGATATGGTCGACATGGCAGAGCAAGCCGGGCAGGAAGCCAATTCCATAAATCCAAATGAGGAACCGGAAGCCAAGGAAGATGACGAGGAAGCGGCGGAAGATGAATCCTAACAGGGGGGTGTGTAAATGGCCAGATTAACCCCTAATGAGATTCTAAAGCTTTCGGAGCCGGTTGAGCAGGTTTACAGCAATATTGTAGACGCGCTTTTGATTAATATGGGAAAGCATTTCAATTCCGGCCACTCGCTTTCCACAGAGCAGTGGGAGATCCGAAAGCTTGCCGAACTGGGACAGCTCAATAAAGAGAGCATTGAGATTATCGCTTCCCTTACCGGGCAAAATAAAGAACTGATCACTGCCGCTTTAGAAAACGCCGTATACATGGCGACAAAAGACATAGAGCCGGAGTTAAAAAAAGCCGTGCAAAAAGGCGCTATACAAAACGCTGCCGCGGATAACGTGATAGCCAGCCAAAGCATTGTGCAAGCCTTAAACGCCTATGAGCAGCAGGCAATGGATAAGCTGAACCTTGTCAACACCACTATGCTGGAAAGCACGCTTGCCCAATACCGGAAGGTGATTACAAACACGGTTAATATTGAACGCCAAATGAAAGCGGCGCAGGAGGTTTTGAATATTGCCACCGGGAAAGTGATAACGGGGACAGAAAGCCGCCAGCAGGCTTTAAGACAGGCGCTGTCACAAATACATAAAGAGGGCATCACCGGATTTTATGACCGCATCGGGCGGAAATGGTCACCGGAAGCTTATGTCAATATGGATATTCGCACCACAGTACACAACACAGCTATTGAAGCCGTCAAAATCAGACAGGAGGACTATGGGGTCGATATCTTCCGGGTATCAAGGCACTCCGGCGCCCGTCCGCTGTGTTATCCGTATCAGGGCCGTTATTTTTCATGGAACAACAAAAGCGGAACCTTTACGGACGGCGAGGGAAAACGCCACCGCTACTCCCCTATCTCTTCTACAAGCTATGGAAAACCGGCCGGATTGTTTGGGATCAACTGCGGGCATCACCCGATCACCATGATTCCGGGCGTATCCATTCCGCGCGACAGGCCGGAACAGGACAAGGAAGAAAATGACAAGGTATATGCGGAATCCCAGGAGCAGCGCAGGCTGGAAAGAGAAATCCGCTATTCCAAGCAAAAAGCCGCCATGATGGAAGCAGCCGGAGACAAAGAAGGCTTTGAAAAAGAAGCTGTGAAAATTAGGGAAAAACAGGCTGATTACAATGCATTTTGCAAAAAGACAGGACGCACGAAAAGGCTTGATCGGACACAGGTTTTTGACTATAATAAGAGCATAAGCGGGAAAGTAACGTCGATAAACCGGAAGCGGGATAAAAATATTTTTGCTGTCAAAAGCGGAAGCTACCAAAATGATATATCTTCATCTGGTCTTCCGAAGGTGATAAAGCTACCAAATGAGACCTTGAAGCAGACTGCAAACGTAAATCTGCCAAATATACATGCTGTAGTTCCAAAAGGGACTGAACTATCATCGGTTGTAGCAATCGCCGGAGCAGGTACAAGTTCACCAATCAAAGATATCCAAAGGCTGGTAAGCAAGTACCCAAGTTTTGGGGATGCGAACGGATGGCAGAAAAAGTCCGGTGTCACTATTACCGATAATTTCCGTTATGAAATACATTGGTATGAAAACACCGGTGGCGTCCCAAGCGGAGAAGTAAAAGTGAAAGGAGTGAAACGGGCTTGAAAGTAAGGTACAAAGGACCCAGCTTTGGCATTGACGGTCTAACAAATAACGGCGTATATGAAATACTGGAAGTAGATGAATTAACCGGCGCCTTTCGCCTTATTGACGATAGTGGAGAAGATTACCTGTATTCCCCAACGGAACCCGGCCCGGTTTGCGATCCAAACATAAGGGGAAAATTTGAAATTGTTGAAGATGACGAGCAAGGCACACTGAAAAAAGCAATCAACGGATAAACCACCCAAATAGAACAGGGTGGTTTTTTCATGCCAATTTTTTAATTGAAAGAGGTGATCGTATGGCAGAATGTAACCACGACTTTATCGGAACCGCTCAGCATATTAAATGCAGGCGCTGCGGCCTTGTTTTGAACGCTGAGCAATACAAGGAATATAAGAATCCCCAGATTAAAAAAACGGCTGGAAAACCCCGTCAGAGAAAGAAGGTGGAATAATGAATGAATTTCAGCGTCTCATAGCTTATCTGAAAATCCTGTATCATAACCTTACCACACTGCACAGGAACCTGATAAAAGACGATGCTTGGTTCGCTAACCACAAGCAGATCGGGAAATGGTATGAGGAGGTTTCTGACCAAATCGATGATCTCGTGGAAACCGGAATCGCTTTAGGCTATTTGGAACCGGGTATTAAAGAATCCGTCCTGGAGTTTTCCAACGACTGCTTGGCGGTTCAGCCGAGAGGACCGGAAGAAAGCTTTCGGTTGATTCTCGGGTACTTCCGAAGCGTGGCCGGCATGATGCAGGCAGCAGAAGCGGAGGTTCCCGCCTCTGTAGCCAACAAACTCCAAGAATATGAGTATGAGTGGAACAAAGAAGCCAACTTTAAATTAGCCGCAGCAATTGGCGAACACGCGCACGGAGGCAATGTGGAGTATGACGATGATTAAAAATCTGATTGATCTGGACACCTCTCGGTATGGCTATCAAACCGAGATCCGCATTAACGGGCAAAAAATAGGCGATGGCATTTGTGGGATCAGAATAGAACTCACCAGCATGGAAACGCCGAAAATAGCCTTTGATTATGGTTCAGGATATATCGATTGGTCAGATGTGAACCAAACGGAGCGTGATAGTAATCAAAACACTTGTAATCAGTAGTCAGCCTTATGCTCAATGGTTAGCGGAATCCTTAAGCTTCATAGAAAATCATCAGATAGATAAGATAGCGATTGCAGCAATCGATAAAACAAACGGTGAAGTAATCACCGGGTATCATAATTGCACTTTTGCGGATAAAGCGGTAATGGCGGCAAATATTCAAGCCGACGCAATATATGGAAGTGTATTGGCTAATGCTGATCAAATCGTACAGGAGGCAGAGGATATCGCTAACAACGGGTATGACCAAAACTAACTATAAAAAAGCGTCTTGCAGTTATTGCGGGGCGCTATTTTTATACCCATTTCGCCCCCGCAGCACGGCGTTAAACTGCGATGCAATCCGCCTGTCGTTCTTAGGCGTTAAAGAAAGGAATGTATTTTATGGCATTTACAAGAAGATCACTAGGAGCTCTTGGTCTCAGCGAGGAACAGGTTGATAAAGTTATGGCGTTGCACGGTACCAGCATGTCGGACTTTATCCCGAAATCAGAATTACAGGAAAAAATTGACCTGGCGCTGGCAGATGCTCAAAAAAATGCTCTGCAAAATGTGAAGGTCAAAGAAACCGACGAATATAAGGCCGTAGCGGAGGAGCGCGACATGCTTCGCGCTTTAGGCGGTGATGATTTTTCGTCGGTGAAGCCCAAATTCCGTGAAACTGTCTATAAGATGCTCGAACGCGGGGAAAACGCTCCCGCAATCGCCGAGCAGTTAAAAACAGTCGCGGAAAAATACGAAGAATATTTTAACCCGACAGAACCTGCACCGCCACCCTCTTCCCCACAATTCGGAGCAGAGGTCAAAGGACAGATGCCGAGCGGAAAAACCGGATCAACCTTTGAAGATGTGTGGGGCCTGAACAAGAAATAAGAAAGGAAAATTATTATGGCATTTACACAGTTAGAATTAAACTACGCGACCGAATACTCTAAGGCAATGGCAAACGCTTATCCGTATTGGTCTTATTTCTCTGACCTCTACGGAAGCCCGAACAGCGCCACCTATAAGCCGGTCAGCGGGAAAGCTGTGGCTGTTCAAAGCATGACCACCAGCGGCGCAAGAGCGGTAAACCGCGATCAGATTACCGGAACTTTTAATCGCAATTTCAACACCTCCGAGCAGATTCTTACCATGAGAATGGATCGGGAATGGGACACCCTGGCGGATCCTATGGATATCCAAGAGGATCCGATCGTCAATATTGCCAATATCACAAAGACGTTCAACGAATTCCAGAAAGTGCCGGAAATGGACGCTTACGCGGCTTCTGCGTTGGCTCAGGCGGCGAGCGGCTTCGGAGGTGTGGACGATACAAGCCTAACCGCTGATAACATTCTGGAAACCTGGGATACCTACCTGGCGTATATGGTGAATCAGCGTGTACCCCGTGACCGTATCCGCGCCAAAATGACACCGGATACCTATAAGCTTCTGAAAGAGGCTGCCGGCATCACTCGTTTTGTGGAGGCTGATACTGGTATCCGCAACATTGACCGAAATGTCGGTAAGCTTGACGGCGTTGTCATTATGGAGGTCCCCAAAGATATCATGATGAGCGCTTACGATTTTACCGAGGGCTGGGCCTCTGCCACAGGGGCGAAGCAAATCAATCTATTGATGTTCGACCCCATTGCAATCGCCGCACCTGTTGTCTATGAAACCTCCATGATGTCCGCGCCTACCGCTCAGAGCAAAGGAAAATGGCTCTATTACGAGCGTTACTACTACGATGTGTTTGCCTTGAACCAGAGGCTTCCCGGCATCTTTGTAAATATGGCTTCCAACCCGGCTTTAGGCACCTTGAATATTACCACTTCCGCAGGCGCCGACAGTACTCATACTGTCATCAATGGATTGGCTCCGGCTCCGTACGGCATGAAGTATGTTGCTAAAACCAATACAGACGGAGCGGTAAGCGTGACTTATGGCCAGGCTCTTACAGACTGGACCGATGTTACTAACGGAGCGAGCTTTACCACAAAATCCGGCGATACCGTAACCGTTGCGCTGGTTAATACGACCAAGGGAAATATCGCCACTGCCACCGGCTCCGCGCTGGCTGTCGTAGGCTCCTAATCAAGAGGTGGGCTTATGGCGTACATCACATATCAGCAGTATCTTGATCTTTATGGTACATGCCCGATTTCTGAAGAGGAGTTTCCTGTGTACGCCGGACTTGCGTCTGATATGATCGACAGTATTACGCGATATAGAATTGTCAAGGGCGGGGGAATCTCCGCCCTCCCGTCTATACTTCAAACGCTGGTTCAAAAGGCTGCCGCGGCACAAGTGCTATACTTCACACAAATCGGACTGGAAACCGTGCTGACGGGCCAGGCCGGCCAGTCTTTTACGGTGGGAAAGGTTTCAGTATCGGGCGGCGCATTGTCCAGTACAACCACAAAGCCCGGCGCTCTGATGGTCAGCCCTTTCGCGCTTTCCTTGCTTGAACAAACTCCGTTGATGGAAAGAGGTGTGCATGTATGCTCAGACCGATTCCTCAATCCCTTTTGGGGGATTTAGCAATTATTAAGGTTTGCACGGGAATGGACGCGTGGCAAAAGCCCGTATGGCAGGACTATGAGGTCTCCCGTGTGCATCTTCAGAACACCAACGAAGTGAAAAAAACAAAGGAAAACACCGAGGTCGTGCTGCGCTCTACGCTGTTCATTGACGCCAGGCTTTCAAGGCCCGCCCTGGATTATGATTCTCTGGCGGAACATTCCCAAAAGGCCGGAAAGCCTCTCCGGTGCGAAGTATTTAACTCGCAGGGTCAGAAATACGGCGAATATGAAGTGCTGACGGTTGACCCGGTTCCCGATGTCCCCGCGACCCGCGTCCATCACGTAGAATTGGGGTTGGTGTAATGTCAGTTAAAATTACGCGAAACATGGCCGCCATTCAAGCAAAAATTAAGGCGGGAAATTCTATGATGATCCCGGCTGTTACAGAATCTGTCATTGAATACGGAAATGTTTTTGTTCCGGAAGATCAAGGCACATTAAAGGACAGCGCCTTGATTGCCAGCAGGCCACAGGACGGATTAGCTATTTGGGACACTCCTTACGCGAAACGGCGGTATTACACCGGAACCCCGTCAAAGGACAAGAATCAAAATGCCTCCCTCCAATGGGTTAAAAAAGGTGTAAACACCTACAAAAAGGAACTGGATCAAGTAGCGCAGAACGCCTTTTCGAAGGGAATGAGCAAAAAGTGAGCGTATACGACGATGTTTTAACCGCAGTTATTGATCTTGCGGAGCAAACGGAGCTGTATTCAAAAATTGTGATAGGACCTATGCCTCCTAAAAACGGTATTTCCATCGCGTGGGGATCCGGGAACTTAAATACATTTCTTGATAAAAAAGCCGCCGTCTCCATGTCGGCGGTTTTAAACTGCAAAAATTCTGATCAAGAGCTTGCGGCGGACACGCTTGGAAACCTTCACACGTTTTTGAATATGCGGAAGGACTACCCCTCCGCAGACCACTTCCAAATCACAAATATAGAAACCACAGCCGCACCCGTCTATTTAGGGCGCGAAGAAAACAACCAATGGCTTTATGGCTCCAGCCTTGAAGTCAAATTTTATCTAAGGGGGAATTAATATGGCAGCTTACGGCTTGCTTACAATGTACAACCTGACCGCTTCTATCGGTGTATCCCAGGGATCGGATCCGCCCGGCACCTGGACTTATGCCGAACTAGCCGAGGGATTTGACAATATCACGGAGGCTTTGAACGAGGTTGTTCAGCAATACTTTTTCTTATCGGACAAGGGATTCGCGAAAAACCACGTGACGGGAATGGCCCCGGCGTTTACGCTCACTGGGAAGCGCGTTGTTGGCGATCAGGCTCAGGATTACATTTTCAGTAAGAAATACGGACTGGATACCGACCGGCAGTCTTCTTTCCAGCTGAAGTATACCGACGCTCAAAGCAAAGAGGTCACTATTACCTGTGACTGCACCTTCTGCAATATTCAAGAATGGTCCGGTGCCAGTACCGATGACAGCGCGATTTCTGTGGAAATCCGTTTCGACGGAAAGCCCACGATCACGCCGGCGGCCTAAATAACACAAGGGGGCGGTTTATCCTCCCCCTTCTATTTTTTATAAGGAGGATATCCTGATGTATACGCTTAGACAAAACGCTCTTTTTACCGATGAAATCGAGCTGCAAAAGAACGATGGAACCAGTGAGATCCTAAAAATTAAAATTGATATTCGTCCCGAGCTGGTAAAGAAATACCGGGAACTCCAAGTTCGGTTCGTGGATCTGCAAAAGCGTTCCAACAGTAACCCCGGAGACCTAAAGATTGTTGAAGATATTGGGAAAGTCGTTGTTGATGTGTTCTGCCTTTTATTCGGAGACGAGAACGCCAAAAAAATCATTGAATTTTATTCCGATGATTTTCAGCAGATGGCCTACAATCTTTTCCCGTATGTTCAAAACGTTCTCGTACCTAAATTTCAAGAGGTTGCCCGTCAAAGAAAACAAGCATTTAAGCGGAGAGCGTGGAAATGAGACTGTATTCCCCTCTGAAAAAGAGGGTCAAATATAAGCTTGTGCCCGTGCGTTTAAATACCTCTTTTCGAACAGTGCTGAAATGCTATCAAGTGTTCTCCGACACGCTTTTGACAGATTTTGAAAAGGCCGAGGCCTGCTTATGGCTTTTAGTAAAATCAAAATTATTTCTGAAAATCTTGAAGCCTGACAAAAAAGCGGCTCTTTTTAATCTGATCTTCAAGGAATTTATTGACGTGTCAGATAAAAAAGCCGGAGGAGAAAAGTATTTCGATTTTAATCAAGACGCATGGGCTGTCTATTCTTCCTTTATGCAGTGCTACCATCTCGATCTGCTTGGCGCTGACAAAAACCTTCATTGGTGGAGTTTTACGGCGTTATTTAACGGTTTGTCTGATGATACGAAGATCATGCAAATCATTTCAATACGTTCCCGCCCCCTCCCAAAACCAACAAAATACAATGCGGAGGAACGCCGGCAATTAATCAAGCTGAAGCAGCTGTACAAGCTTAATCTGTCAGAGGAAGAAAGAAAAAAGCAATTCCAAGATGGGCTTGCAAAAATCGCTGTTGCACTGCATACCCTGGCAGAAAGGCCGTAACGGTGATGATCGTGGATAAAATTAAGTGCCCATACTGCGGTTACGTGATGCCTTTAAGAGTTGACCCTGACGCAAAATGCAAGGGCGTTTGGATTAAGTGTAAGGGCCGTAACTGCAAAAAGGAATTTGAAATAAAAATAGGAAAAGTCAAGTAGTGCCATTATGTGCCGATGACTTTCACTTGTGAGGTGATTTCATTGGCAGAAGGCGAAGTTGTATATGAAATTAGAGCTGATGATTCAAAAATAAAAAGCGACGTCTCTAAGGCGGAATCTACAATAAAAAGATCTGCCAAAAGTGCTGGAACCGCTGTAGAGCAAAGTGCGGACGACGCACAAGACAGTATTCAAAAAACCACAAAAGAAACCGGTGGTCTCTCCGGCGCTCTAAAAGATGTAGGTGAAAAAGCCACCGACGCTTTTGGAAAATTCAGCCCGGCTGGTGGCGCTGTTGGCGATTTAGTTTCTTCATTCTCTGGGCTTGGATCCTCTGGGTCTGCCGCGTTATTAGGAATTGGCTCCGCTGCTGTAGCCGTAGGCGGATACGCTGTATCTTCAGCAACTTCCATAGATCAAGCAATGAATCAATTCGCCGCGTCTACTGGAGTATCAAAGGAGTCTCTCGACAGCTACGAAGAAACTTTAAAAAGCATTTATACAAACAACTACGGGGAATCATTCGGAGATATTGCCGACGCTATGTCTGCTGTTACTCAACAAATGGGTGATTTAGACCAAGCTTCTTTGCAAAACATAACGGAATCCGCTTTTACATTGCGCGACACTTTCGGATACGACATAAATGAATCTGTCCGGGCAGCCAATGCAATGATGACTCAATTCGGAATTAGCGGCGATGATGCCATGAACTTAATCGCTACCGGCGCCCAAAATGGATTGGATTTCTCTGGAGAGTTACTAGATAGTATCAGCGAATATTCTGTGCAATTTGCAAAAGTCGGCCTTGATGCTGACGATATGTTCGCAATCATGGAAAGCGGAGCAGAATCTGGCGCCTTTAACTTGGACAAGGTTGGCGACGCCATTAAAGAAATGTCTATTCGTGTAGTAGACGGCTCGGCAACCACACAAGAAGGCTTTTCAGCTATCGGATTAAATGCTGATGAAATGGCAGCTAAATTTGCAGCCGGAGGAGATTCAGCCAAAGAAGCTTTCGACCAAACTATTCAAGCGTTGGCAGATATGGACGATCCTCTCGCGCAGAGCCAGGCCGGAGTGGCTTTGTTTGGTACTATGTGGGAAGATTTAGGGCCGGAAGTAGTTACAGCACTAGCAGGAATTCAGGATAGCGCTTATGCGACAGGCGAAGAATTAGAAAATATGAAAGACGTCAAATATGACGATCTTGGTGCAATGCTTGACGAACTCAAGCGTGGTTTCGAAATGCTGCTAGTTCCCTTGGGAGAAGCTTTGATTCCTTTGCTAAGCACCTTAATGGAATCCTTAAAGCCATTAATGGAAGTACTTGGCGAATCCCTAGCTCCTATTTTCGAACAACTCGGAGAAGTGCTTTTAGTGATCAGTGAGCCACTTGGGCAAATCGTAGAATTTATAGGACAAATTCTTGGGCTTGGATTACAGCTTATCAGTGAAGCGCTTACCCCAATTTTAGATTTAATTGCGCAGCTTTTGGAACCACTTATGCAGCTTTTAGATGGTATTCTAAATCCGCTAATGGGACTGTTCCAATCGCTTATGGAACCGCTTTTATCTTTGATCCAAGCCGCTCTGGAACCTTTACTTAGTCTTGTTTCCGCTTTAATTGAGCCGCTAATGAGCCTTATTCAAGCCATCTTGCCTCCAATACAAGAACTTTTCTCCGCTCTTACCCCTATTTTAGAGACCTTGTTTTCCGCCTTAGAGCCTCTGTTTGATATTTTCTCCCAGATCGCCGGACTGATCAGCGATGTACTTGGCCCAGTAATTGAAACACTAGCTGGTATTTTCAGTAAAGTGTTAGGCGGCGCTATTGATGCGGTAATGCCGATTATCGAAGGCGTTATGGACGTTTTCGGCGGGTTGATTGACTTTATTACCGGTGTATTTTCGGGCAACTGGGAGCAGGCTTGGAACGGAATCGTTGATATGTTCAAGGGAATTTTCAACTTGATTCCGACTATTGTCGAGGGAATTATTAACGGCGCTATCGCGATCATCAATGGTATTATTTGGGGGATCAACCAATTGACTGGGGCAATCGGCATTCCGGCGATTCCTGAAATTCCAAATGTATCGTTGCCCCGTTTTCATACAGGAGGTATTGTTGATTTCGCAATGGGAGAAGGTCCCGCCTTATTAAAGGACGGGGAAATGGTTCTGACGCAAAAGCAGCAGGCCGAACTTTTCGCCCTGGCAAACGGGAACTACTCAGACGCCGCAAATTCGTCTGTTATCGTAGTTAATTCTCCTCTTTATTTAGATGGAAAACTGATTACGGACAATGTAACGAAGCACCAGTACAATGACGTTATGGCAAAGAGGTACAAAGGATGACGGTTTATTTAAACAAAATTCCCCGCCCGGATATCCTCGTTGAAACCGGGGGATCGCTTGATGAAAACGAGGCCCATGTAACTTCATCTACCCTGCGGATTTATATGCCGGCCGATTCAAAAGATATCGCCGCCTGCGATTATATCCAATTAGTTGAGAATGACATTGTAATCTTTGCCGGGACTGTTATGGAAGCTGAACAAGAAAACCTGGATAACGTGGATCTGTCTTACAAAATATATAATCTCACCCTGACGAACAACTCCGATTATATAGCCAGCGTTTTTGTCGATATGACGTTTCCGTCCGGCGCCAGCGTTACCCAGATTTTAATGGGGAACAGACCGGGCCAGTCTTGGTATGATGCATCTCTCGGCGAGTTCTATGGCATTATTCCGGTTAGAGTGGAAAATGAAGGAATTACCGTCGGGGAAATTGATGATTTTACTGGAATAACCTTAAACAGCCCGGCTTACTTATGGGGGCAGATTGTTTCCTCCGTGATAGATCAAATGGCAGATGTATGCGGTGCTTGGTGGGAAATCACCCCGGATAAGGTCTTCAATATGCGGTATACCTACAACCGAAGCACCGCGCCGATCAGCCTTGATTCCGATTCAGCGGTTTATAACGTAAATGTCACCCGCGATTCTTTTACCATGTATTCCGCTGTCCGGGTGGTCGGCGGACAAAGCAAAGGCCAATATCAGGAATTCCAAATCAAAAGTAACGGGGAAACCGGACTTCGCTTTGAAAGGCTCTCGCCTCAAATCGTTAGATGCAAATATCCTCTGTACTCTATGAGTAATGCAATTCAAAGCGGAGCTACATCTTCAACCGTGCCGGCTAATGTAAAAATTGGATTCAACGGAATTGACGATGACGACGACACGGTACAGGCGTTAATGAGTTATGGCGGATATGAAATTGAAATGAAAGACGGTTACGAATGGCTTGATCTTTCAAACGGCGGGTATATCCAGGTTAATGGATATCCTTTAATCCAGGTCTACTCGCGGCTGGTTGATGGAGACCTAAGAGAAAAAATCAAAGCCCAAAGAGGCGGCTCCGGTATTATTGAATATCTGATCGAAGATGAAACCATAGTAGATTTTTCAGACGCTGCTTTAAATGCGGAAACATTTTTGCAGCGTGCTGCGCAGCCAGCCTTTACGATTTCATTTTCCACATTAATTCCCGGCTGGTCTGCGGGACAGCTTCTGACTGTAGATCTTCCATACTTTAATACATTTGGAAATTTTCAGGTGACTTCTGTTTCCGCTAAGAGTATCTTGTCTGAAGACAGCGGAACTATATGGGAATATTCGGTAGAAGCTTCCACCATTTCATACCGTGATAAAACAAAAACGCTATTTTTCCAGCCTAAAAAAATCACGTTCGAAATGGACGGAAGTCTCCCGGCTGCTGACGGCCAGTATATTAACGACGATATTAATATTCAAACTTATATTATGGCGTTTAAAACGCAGCCGATGGACTGGCGCACGTTAGAAGGAATCGCTCCCAGCTGGACCGTTTGGGAAGAAATCTTTCCTTCGTGGCTTGTGTTTGAAAAAGCCGCCAACGTAAATACATGGAGCGAAATCGAAAGCACAATCAAAAACTGGCGCGGCTGGGAAAAAGCATATCCGTCTTGGGTTGTTTTTGAAGAACTCATAAAGGGGTGGTACTACTTGGGAAACTATTTAACGCCTTTTGCGAAACAAAAACTGCTGAAGCTTATTCAAGGGCAGGGAGCTGCCGGGGATTTATCCGGAATTAATCTAGTATCAGATTTATATTTCACCACAGATGCATCAAGTAATTTTCATCTGCCGCCAGCAGATATTGTTGAAGTTAGTTCAACCAGTGTTACAGCCACTTATTATCTACTGCCAGATCAACTCCAGGAGAAAATATCCGGCCTGCAAATGTATTATAACGGCTCTCAACAAAACGAACCGATTCTTCAAGCCGCCGTTAACATAGACCGTTCTCCGGATAACCCGGAAGGTGAATTTGCTATGACGCTCAGCGTCAGACATGCCATTTTATAAAGGAGGAGCACTATGAGCTATCAATCCACAACGCCAAATTTTGATTTACCGCAATGGGTATATTCTGACCCGCCGCAAATGAACGATTTTAATACCGCTTTCGCTAACATTGACGAAAAAGCTATACCAAATGATGAAAAAGGTGCAGCTAATGGTGTAGCAACCCTAAACAGTTCCGGCAAGCTGGCTCAAATGCCGTCTGCCTCTGATGTGGGAGCAGTTCCCACCACGCGAACCGTGAACGGTAAGGCGTTATCGTCCAATATTTCTTTGACCGCCTCTGATGTAGGAGCGGTGCCAACCTCCCGCAAGGTGAACGGCAGAGCATTGTCGAGCGATATCAACATAACCTCAGGAGATGTTTTCGCTCAAACCACCACAGTTGAAAACGGAACTAATTTTAATAACCTGAAAAATCCGGGCATCTATGTGCAGTCCTCTAACGCGGAAGTTACAAACAACACTAATATGCCAACAAAAGAAGCTTTTATTATGACTGTATATATGGCTAACTGGAAAGATAATTCAATACAGGTATTCTGTAATTATACCGGTTCGAAGATGTATTGGCGCACCTGGCAGGCTTACGGCGATGTGTGGGGGGCGTGGAGACAAGTAATTGGATCCAATGGCGGCAATGTTACAATAAATAACAGACTTCAGCTCACCGGAACGCAATACCCTCAAATTTACGGAAACGGTACTTCATTGCAATTAGGCGTAGACACTAACGCCGCTGTCGGCGTTGTTTTACAGGGAGGCGTATTCAGGGAAGCGGGCGACGGATCGCTTAATTTAGGAAACGGTTCTCACAGGTGGGCGGTTGTTTATGCCAAAACAGGTTCCATAAACACCTCTGACCGAAACGAGAAAAATACAATTGCCGATATTGATCCGGAACAGGCTGAAAAGCTCATTATGGGATTGAAACCCAGCACCTTTAAATTCAACGACGGCACCAGCGGCAGAACCCACTGGGGGTTGATCTCTCAGGATATCGAGGAGCTCCTTCCACAGATCGGAATGTCGGATTTGGATTTCGCCGGATTCATCAAGACCCCAAAAACAGAGGATTATTACGAGGACGTTCCCGAGACTGTCACAGACGAGGAAACCGGAGAGGAAAAAACTGTAACACGGAAAGAGTTGAAAACCCGAACCGTAGAGGGCGAATATGTATACGCTTTGCGTTACAGCGAATTTATTGCCCCTTTAATCTGCATGGTGCAGAAGCAGCAAAAGCAAATTGAGAATTTAGAGCGGCGTTTATCCGCTTTAGAAAACAAGGAGGAAGCAAAATGAAAATCATTGGCATTGATGTATCTACCTGGCAGGGGAAAATCGATTGGAACCAAGTAAAAAACAGCGATGTAAAATTCGCCATTCTCCGTTCCTCTTTCGGTTCTCCGGATCCTTCTCAGGTGGACAATCAGTTTGAAAACAATTACAAGGGAGCCAAAGCCGCCGGGATCCCAGTAGGCGCTTACCACTACGGCTATGCGGTTTCCGAGGCTGAGGCGCGCCAGGAGGCTAAGTTCTTCCTGGACACCATCAAGGGCAAGCAATTCGAATATCCCGTCTATTACGACGTAGAGGACAATGGGACGATGGGCACGCTTTCCCGGCAGGCGTTGACCAATGTAATTAAAGCTTTCTGCTCTGAGGTTGAAAAGGCTGGGTATTATGTGGGCGTTTATGCCTCCCTCAGCTGGCTGGACGGCAAGTTCTATCCTGACCAGCTTTCCTATGATGTCTGGGCTGCCCAGTATTTTACTGAGTGCCAGTACTCCGGCCAATATGGCATGTGGCAGTACACCAGCTCCGGCAACGTTCCCGGAATCCAGGGCGGCGTGGATATGAATGAGTGCTATCAGGATTATCCTAAGGCCATCAAGGAGAAGGGCCTTAATGGTTTTGATAAACCCACTCCAGCACCCGCGCCCGAGCCGGCGAAAACGGCAGATGTATACTACCGGGTAAGAACCAAGGCGGACGGCTGGCTTCCCGAGGTGAAAAACCTTGAGGATTACGCGGGATTTACCGGAGCCGTCACTGATGTCGCTGTTCGTGTTTCCGCTGGTTCCGTAAAGTACCGGGTACATATTAAGGGCGGCAATTGGCTTCCCTATGTGACCGGCTGCAACATCAACGACGCTGTAAACGGCTACGCGGGAAACGGTTTGGAGATTGACGCTGTTGAAGTGTATTATTACACCCCGGACAGCATCAGGCCGTATAAGAAAGCCAAATACCGGGTCGCTCCTGTGGGCGGAAGCTATTATCCCTGGCAGTATGACAATGAAACCGGAAACGGCCAGGACGGCTACGCGGGCGCTTTCGGAAACGCCATCGGAAAGCTTCAGATTGTAATCGAGTAAGGAGGGATTATCATGGCGCCGGAAAAGTGCGTTGCGGATCCCTCCCGGGACTGCCTAGGGCTGGCAAAAGCGGAGATGCTGGAAAAGCAGATCGCGGAATACCGCCAGCAATCCAGAGAAACCCACTCGGAGCTTTACACCAGGATCACAGCTCTGGAAAAATCAGACGCGAAACGGGACGAGCAGTACGGCAAGATCCTGGACAAGCTCAACGACATGCAGGCGGATATTAACAAGGCTCTTTTATCCATCGCGGAGTTTAAGGAGAAATCCGGAAAACGCTGGGACAAGATTGTGGATAAGATTCTCCTTTTGGTTATTACGGCCTGCGTCGGATATATCTTAATCAAATTCGGACTGCCCGTATAATAAGGAGGATTTTTTATGAAAGCAATGCTGTCACAGCCTATGGCTGGTAAAACCGATGAAGAAATTATTGCAACAAGAGAAAAAGCTATCAAAGATCTCGAAGCAAAGGGATATGAGATTGTAAACACTCTTTTTACAGACGTGTGGTACAGCAATGAATCCATGAAAGCAAGAGGTGTTGTTCAGATTCCACTTTGTTTCCTTGCCAAATCTCTTGAAAATATGTCTTTATGCCATGCTGCATATTTTTGTAAAGGCTGGAAAAAAGCCCGCGGCTGCAAGATTGAACATGACGCAGCTATTGCTTATGGCCTTGATATCATTTATGAGGATTAATCGGAGGAGGAACTGAAATGAAAATCAACTGGAAGGTACGGTTTAAAAACCCGGTGTTCTGGTTCAATCTGGCAGCGTCCATTTTTCTGCCCATGCTGGCTTGTCTGGGCTTCAACTGGGAAGACATGACTAGCTGGCAGGCTGTAGGAAACGTGCTCTTACAGGCTGTCCAGAGCCCTGTAATCGTGGTGTCGGTTCTGGTATCTGTATGGAACCTGTTAAATGACCCCACTACAAGCGGCCTAAGCGATTCCAGCCAGGCGCTTTCTTATACCGAACCTAAGAAAAGCGAATAATAGAAAGACAGCCCCCGGGAATTTTCCTGGGGGCTTATATTATTAATTATGGTCTCTTTTGCGGTATTAAACGCTTATATCCATTAGAAGACCTCAAAAACAGCCTTTTTTGTGCGGTTAATTTCTGCTGCGGGGATTCAAGTCGCGTAAAACGCTACACGATCAATCACATGATGAACCTTCTCCCGCTTAACGCCGGCGGAATATAAAAGCGCGTTTTGCTTACAACCGCCGCTTGCCTGGCGCGGGGTATAAATTCAGGCTTGAACAGGAGATGATAAAACATGCAAGAAAAAACAGAACAGCCACATGAATTTCAAGAAACCGTTGATTATACGAGATTTCTTACACCAGATCCCACTATTTTCGAATTGATAAATATTTTGTCTCAGGAAGAAACACACTATGTAACGTATTCGCATACATAATTCCAGGCTTGAACATATTGTCCGTTTGATGTATAATAATATCAGTAATTGGGGTGTGTGTTTTCGGATGTATACTTGAGAGAGTCGGAGTAATCTGGCTCTCTTTTTCATTATATAACTCCGCCCTCCTTTCCGTTTTCGGTGGGGAGGGCTTTTTTTATTTTTCTATAGAAGTCGTTTCAATGATAACATTATGATCTTTCTCCAGTTTGTCCATTTTCTTTATAATAGCTTCTAACCGTGAATAGATAATTTCTTGATTTACTACTACCGCATTCATGTTTTCGTTAATTGATTTCAATAATACGATTTTTCTTTTTTTGTCTTTCATTAGCGTCATACCCTTTCAATAATGTAGATTGACTTAACAAAAGCATTTTTTCTGATACACATTTTGATACACATGTATAAGGTTTTATGTGCATCAAATCGTCTTTTTAACACTAAAACAGCAAAGAAAAAACCGCACAGAAAAGCTCAAAATCGGCTTAACCATGCGGTTTTTCATTGGCCCGCCCGGAGGGATTCGAACCCCCGGCCTTCAGAATCGGAATCTAATATATCTTCCGATTATATCTAGTATTTTTAACATTCGATACACATTTTGATGCACATGTTAAGCCGTGACATATAATACACCATTGAATCCCAAAAGTCAATATGAAGCTTTATTTTGCAAGTATTCGTCCAATTTGCAAATATTTTTCTTTTTGTATTGCTGATCCAAATGAGTATATATTTCAAGCGTAGTTTTGATATCGCTATGACCTAATTGATCCCTTGCTGTTAGTACATCAACTCCGGAAAGATAAAGCATCGTGGCAAAAGTATGCCTCAGCCAATGTGCAGTTATATTAGGAATCGTCAAAACGATTCCGTTACTATTATATTTTGATTTTGCTCTCTTGCCTTTTTTGTCAATGTTATTCCCATACTTAAAATTGAGATCAATTAGATACGATTCCCACATGCGGCGCCAGGCGTTTTCAGTCATCATCTTGCCAGATGCTGATGGACATACAAGAACGGGAACAGTGCCTTTTTCTTTTTCCTTTTTCAATTCTTCCTTTAGATAATCAACCAATATAATAGGAATATTAACTGTTCTATTTCCAGCTTGTGTTTTTGCACCAGACTTAAGAACGGAGCAGCCATTTACCATCTCAACAGATTTATTTACACGTATTGTCCGCTCTTTAAAATCGATGTCTCCCCAAGTTAATGGGATCAGCTCTCCCCTTCTCAATCCGGAATACATCATAATCATAGCTGCTCGCTTTGCCCTATGAGGGGTATTTAAAATCCACTGTTGTTCTACTTCTGTCAATGCCCTACGCTGCTCTTTAGGC